AGTAGAAGATCGTGTCGATGATGCAATACAATTTTATCAGGAGTTTCATTCTGATGCTGTTATTCGTACATATTTAAAACATCAACTAACTGCTAGTGATATAACTAATAATTATATTACAGTAAGCGATAATGTTACGGCTGTTATGCAGATGATAGGTGGTGGTCAATCATCTGGTAGTTCTTTATTTGATATGGGTTATCATATGCGTCTTAATGATGTTTTTATGATACAAGGCTTATCAACTCAAATTCAAACGTATGAGCAATCATTAAGACATTTATCTTTAATTGAACATAGTTTAAATAGTGTAGAACATCTTAGATTTAGTAGACATATGAATAGACTTCATATGGATGAGGGATTTGGTGATAATGGAGCAGGAAATTATATAGTTATTGAATGTATGTCTATTATAGACCCAAACACATATACTGATGTATATAACGATTTATATTTAAAAAAGTATCTTACTGCATTAATTAAACGGCAATGGGGTGCGAACATGATGAAGTTTGATGGATTTCAATTGCCAGGTGGTATAACAATGAATGGTCGTCAAATGTATGAAGACGCAGTAGAAGAGATAAATTTATTAGAAGAAGAATGTAGGTTGATGTGGGCGATGCCAGACAACTTTTTAATGGGGTAATTAATGGCGACTAGTGTATACTTTTCAGGTGCAGTAAAATCTGAACAGGACCTTTATGAAGATCTTGTCACAGAAAGTATTAAAGTATTTGGACAGGATGTAGTTTATCTTCCACGTGAAGAACTTGGTGATGATACTTTATTAAATGAATCATGGAATCAATTTACTCAAGCATTCCCAGTAGAAATGTATTTAAATGACCCTGAAGGATTTTCAGGTGATGGTAATCTATTAGGTAAATTTGGTTTAGAAATTCGTGATGCAGCTGATTTTGTAGTAACTAAACGCCGCTGGAATTCGGCAGTAGGTGCTGCAGCACATGGTTTAACTAATTTTGTTAAACCACGTGAAGGCGATTTAATTTATATGATAATGACTGGTGTGTTATTTGAAATTAAATTTGTAGAACCAAAATTACCATTCTATCAATTAGCAGATCTTCCAACATTTACTATGTTCACTGAGAAATTTGAATATAATGACCAGCACTTTGATACTGGTTGGGATGAGATAGACCAAATAGAATGGAAGAATGCTACATCATATAGTTATATTGTTGATGGTGCAGTTGCATATACTGCTGGTGAAAAAGTTACACAATGGACTGGAGTTAATGACGGAGATGGCGACCCAATTAATGTAGAAGGTTATGTTTCTGGTTGGGAAGGGTTAGGTGTTAATCGTGTAACTATAATTAGTCCACATCAAAGTACAAATGGAGATGGTACATTTAAGACTTTCTTTGTTGATGCTGACGCTAATCAAAAATTAGTTGGTACAGAATCTGGAACAGCTCAAAATATTACAACAGACCAAAGTGGTACAGTTAAGACATTCTATAATGAAGATCCATTTGCTGATAATGATGAATTTGAAATTGCCGGTGATTCTGTTATAGACTTTACAGAATCTAATCCATTTGGAGACCCATAATGTTTGAAAATCATTTTTATCACGAATCAACTCGTAGGATGGTATCTGTATTTGGTTCTATGTTTAATGACTTAGAAGTTGTTAAAAAAGATGGTAGTGGAAAGATACTACAAAAAATTAAAGTTCCTCTTTCATATGCACCTAGACAAAAAGTTCTTGCTCGTTTAAATGAACAAACATCAGGACCTGATATAGCTCTTAAATTACCAAGAATATCATTTGAGATAAGCTCTTTTGCATATGATGCTAATGCAAGAGTATCTAAACATAAAAATTATAAAAAGGTTGTAACAGGTGATACACTACAATTAAATACGTTAGGATCTCCAGCTGTATATAAAGTTGGATTTGAATTAAATATTCTTGCCAAAACACAAGATGAAGCATTACAATTATTAGAACAAATACTTCCAATGTTTCAACCAGAATATACAGTAACAATTCATGATATTCCAAGTATGAATATTAAAACAGACACACCAATTATATTGGAGAGTGTTGATACTAATGATGATTATGAGGGTGATTTAATAACAAGGCGAGCTATTATATATACTTTAAGTTTCTCAACTCGTATTCGTTATTATAGAGGCATTGGTAAGAGTAAACAAATTCTTCAAACAGAAGTTGATTATTCAGAAGCTGTTGACCCTACTACTCATAAGTTTGAGACACAAAAGGTAGTTGGTACTACCACATCGGACGGTGCAGGTGGTTTTAAAGAACCGTACACCGAAACTATTAACTTTTTTGACACGGACGTATAACTATGTATAATTATAAAGCAAAATTAATGAGAGTCGTTGATGGCGATACTATTGATGCAGAAATAGACTTAGGATTTAAAATATTTATTAAAGAAAGAATTCGTTTAATGGGTATAGATACTCCTGAGAGTAGAACAAGAAATCTAGCTGAAAAATCTTGGGGTAAAGCAGCTAAATATAGATTAGAAGAATTATTAGCAGAAGCAGATGGTAAATTTACTTTGGTTACTCAAATGCAAGCTAAGGGTAAATTTGGAAGAATATTAGGGACTATTCAAGTCTCAACAAAAGATGGTATCGTTGATGCCAATCAAGTTTTGATTAATGAAAATCTTGCTATACCTTACACAGGTGGTAATAAAGAAGAGAGTAGAACCGCAGCAGGAGTATTAGATTTATGGAACACATATTATGAGCACACTACAGAAGACTGATGCTGATTACGAAAACGTAAGAAAACAATTTTTTGATTTAGCCTCACAAGGTGATGAGGCTATTTCATTAATGCTTGAACTTGCTAGAGAGTCAGAACATCCTAGAGCTTTTGAAGTTCTTGGAATGCTAATTAAACAAAATGCTGAGATATGCGAAAAGATTCTTAAACTTCATAAAACAAAAAAAGATGTTGATAAAGATGATTTACGTGCATTAAGACAAACCGAAGGAATAACACACAATAATGTGTTTATAGGTTCTACTGCAGAGTTACAAAAAATGTTACGTGACGAAATAGTAATAGAACCGGACACAAATTTCACAGATGAGTAAAGAAAATAACATGTATTTGGGTAATCCCAATGTACGTGGTGCAGATATTGAACAACCATGGACTAAAGAGGAATTAGTTGAATATAAAAAATGTTTAGACGATCCAGTATATTTTGCAAAAGAATATTGTAAAATAATTCATCTTGATGATGGATTAGTACCATTTAATTTATATCCATATCAACAAAAAATGTTTGAACAATTTGAGGATAATAGATTTTCTATTGTTCTTGCTTGTCGTCAAAGTGGTAAATCAATTGCTGTTGTAGCATATCTTTTATGGTATGTTATATTTAAGGGTGAACAAGTTGTAGGTATTCTAGCAAATAAAGAAGTTATTGCTAGAGAAATGCTTGGTAGGATTACTCTTATGTTAGAGAACCTTCCATTCTTTCTACAGCCTGGTTGTACAGCTCTCAATAAAAAATCAATATCATTCTCTAATAATTCAAGGCTTATAGCATCAGCTACATCATCAAGCTCTATTCGTGGTATGTCACTTAATCTTGTATACCTTGATGAGTTTGCATTTGTTGAGAATGCTTCAGAATTTTATACTTCAACATATCCTGTAATCTCAGGTGGTAAAACATCTAAAGTTATTATTACGTCTACTGCAAATGGTATAGGTAATATGTACCATAAGTTATATGAAGGAGCTATTCAAAAGACAAATGAATTCACACCATATAGAGTAGATTGGTGGGATGTACCAGGAAGAGATGAAGAGTGGAAACGAATGACTATTGAAAATACTTCACCTTTACAATTTGACCAAGAGTTTGGTAATTCATTTCATGGTACAGGTAATACATTAATATCTGCTGAAACATTATTAGCTTTAAGAGCAACATATCCTATTGAAGAACAAAATGGTGTAAAAATATTTCATCAGCCTGAAGAAGACCATAATTATTTAATGTTTGTTGATACATCTAGAGGACGAGGACAAGATTATTCTACATTTAATGTTATAGATGTGAGTACAAATCCATTCCAACAAGTATGTGTTTATAGAAATAATACAATAAGTCCATTATTATTTCCTGATTTACTCTATAAATATGCCACACATTATAATATGTGTTATGTAGTAGTTGAATCAAATGATGCTGGCCAGGTTGTAGTTAATGGTTTATACTATGATTTAGAATATGAGAATGTATTTGTAGAGAGTATGGTTAGAGCTAATGCTATTGGTGTAACTATGACTAAAAAAGTTAAAAGAATGGGTTGTTCAAACATAAGAGATATAATGGAACAAAAGAAATTAACTATAAATTGTGAAGATACTATAAGAGAAATGAGTACATTTGTTGCAAAAGGTACTTCATATGAGGCAGATCATAATAATCATGATGACCTTATGATGAATTTAGTTCTATTTGGATGGTTTACGTCTACACCATTCTTTAGAGAAGCAACAGATGTTAAATTAAAACACATGTTATATAAAGAAAAGGTTAAACAATTACAAGATGAAGTAATACCAGTAGGTAATATGCCACAAAGAGAAACAGAACATCCATTTGGAGAAGGCTGGCAAGTCTGGAGAGGATGAATTTTATAAATAAGTATATTGAGAATAATCCGTATTATGAAAATCTTATAACAACATGACAAGGGAGAAATAAATGGCATTTCTAGTCTCACCTGGAGTACAGGTAAAAGAAATCGATTTAACTAATGTCGTTCCGTCCGTATCATCTTCAACAGGAGCTATGGCTGGTGCATTCCAGTGG